TTAGACACGTGGAAGTACTCCAAGTCGTCGAAGATAGCAGATACCTCAGAAGATACTACAATCCAGTTTGCTCCACCTCTCAAAGTTGATTTGTGGATTTGAGCTGAGATTTGGTTGATTGCAGTGATAAGAGTTTGGTTCCAGTCCTTCTGAGTATAAGGAGTTGTACCAGCGTTAAATCTCTTCCATCCGTTGTAGTCCCAACGAAGGTTCCAAGATGCTGCTTTTCTCAAGTCTCTCAAGATTTCGCGGTCAATTTCAGCAGCCACTTGCTCAGACAACAAAGCTGTCAATTCAGCTTCAGCGTCGATGTTGTGGAATGCTGCAACGTCTTGTGCCATTTCTGGAGACCATTGAGCTCTAAGTTTTCTTTCAGTAACCGAAACAGTCACAGACTGCAGGTCGAAAGAAACTTCACCAATTTTATCTTCGAATTCAAGATTCTTGTAGATTCTGTAAGTTGCAGTAAATGCTTGGTTATTAACTGCGATTGTTGATGCGAATGTTGAACCAGTGTATCCATCAAGTGAAGAATCACCACATGAGATACATACGGGAACTTGTAAGTCAACTTCTAAGTAAATAAATCCGTTAGCGTCACATACGTTGTAGTATGTACCACCATCAGTCAAGCTGTTAGGGAATACTAACGAAGTGTCTCGTCCGTATTCAACAATACCCTTACCGTATCTTTGAGTAACAACTCTGAACAAGTAGTTGTTCCCGGTGTTTCCAGAAGTGTACTGGTTAAGTGAAGAACCACGAACTTGAAGGTCTGTTAGGAATTCTTCGGTATCCATTGGTTGACCGTTTGGTCCAATCAATTGACCTGCTCCCGCATTTGCAAAACCAGACATAACGATAAGAACTTTTCTATAGTTATCCAAACCATATGCTGAAGTGATTAGAGAATCACCAGTCCAAGCAACAGTTGTTACGTTAGCACTGATTGCTGAGAACGAACCTTTAGAGTAGTCGTAAAGACCTGGTGGGTCCAAAGCTGGTTCGTTACCCTCGTAGAATCTATCGTAAAGGTCTTTAGTATTATTGTAGTCGTAACCACTGTTTGGAGTTTGACCAGCAGCTGCGTTTGGTGCTCCGTAAGGCGCCCAGTGCTCGTTGTCGTTTGCTCCTGTGTAACTTTGAATATTAGGTACGAAATAGAACAACTTACCAATAGGAAGGTTCATTGCTTGTACAGAAACGATGTCGTTAGCCAAAAGCTTAGAGAATACTCTACGTACAATTGGGAAAACAACGGTTTCAAATGAACCTGAGTCTGCTGTAGACGATGCTTCGTTTATCAAATGTGACGCTTGGTTTTCATACAACTGCGCGATATTTTCTTTAAGGTGTCCGTTAAGTCCTTCAAGGAAACCTAACTTGTCCCATTTGTTGATTGTATCTTCTTTGATAACTTTAAGGTGCTTAAGACCGATGTTACCAACAAGACCACTTTCTAATAATGCTCCCATTTTTTTGTTTTTTTTTAGTATTTTATTTGTTTTTTACAATTTAGACATCAAATCTTTAATTCTTAAAAATTGTGGATTTTCATATGTCTTTGACTCGATAAGATTAGCAGCTGAACCAGAAGTTTTTGTTGTGTTCAACTGTCTCTCAACACTTTCAGAAATATTTCTAGTATCCACTGTTGAGAGTTCGTCCTTAACGGTCTTGTAGAGTTGTTTTGATTCTTTTAAATTTTCTACAGAATCAAATCTTCTCAAAATATTTATTTTTTCTTTTTTGGTAGTGGAGTGTTCTGTGAACAATCTTGTAGCATATGCTAAATTTGAATTGAATACAGCAACTTCATTAAGTTTTTCTCTGAAAACATTTAATGCTTTTCTGTATTCTTCGTTTTTCTCTCTAAGCATTTTCAACTCAGATTCAACGGATTCAACTTTAACACCATTATTACTATAAACATAATTTCTATTGTTAGTAATACCTTTTCTTAATCCTCTACCTTCTTTAGAACCCATACCATACGTTCTAGCAGCTTCTTTTGTTTCTTCCTTGGTTTCATAGTCTTTTTTACCAGGATGGGTCTTAGATTTATCACCTTTGTTACCACCAACTTTTCCTTCGTAGTCTTTAAAGTGTCCATCTTTACCCTCACCAGCTTTCTTTTCAACACCATCTACTTTCTTACGTCTGTATTCGCGTTTCTTAGAATCTTCTTCCATTTCACCCTCTTTGAACTCAAATTTTGCTTTACCAGTTCCCATAGCTTTAGGTCCAGCCTTTTTGTGGTCATCAAACCCTTTCTTAGGTAAAGTACTATCGTACTTAAACTTAGGGTTACCCATTCCAACGCCTTTTGGTTTTACAGTCATTTTAGCTTCGGTAAGGTCGTAATCCTCTGAGTAGTCACTATAATCCATCATTTCATCTAGTTCCTCATCCATGTCTTCCTCATCCATTTCGATTTCATACATAATTTCATCCGCATCAGATTCTTTTTTCTTTCCAGAATACAAAGCTTCTATCATTGCGTCTAAATCTGTATCTTCTTGCATGTCTAATTCAGAAAAATCCATTTCATCTTCCATACCTTCAGTATCGTATTCCATCATATCACTTTCTTCATCCATTTCGGACTCATCAAGTTTTACAATATACTCAACGTCTTCATTTTCATCGGATAGATGAATTTCATCATTGTCTTTCACAACAATAATTCCATCTTCTGAGCCCATTGCTTTAAAAGCTTTGACAATTTTATCAAAATCTTTTTCACCGGTCATATCGATAGTTTCTTCTGAATCTTCGAAGTCCATAGTATCCATATCGTCCATATCGTCCATGTCACCCATATCCAATACAGACATATCCAATTCCTCAGAATCTTCCATACCCTCAGCATCGTCATCCATGTCTAATTCCATTCCGACTTCTGCATCGAGCTTAACCTCATCATCATCAGCTTGTTCAGATAGAGATTCCTTTACTAATTGACTGATTTCTTCCTTCATAGTAGAAGCAAGTATTCCTTTTGCGTTTTCGGCAATTACCTCCTCAACATTTTTCATTTGAATGAGTGCCTCTTCAACTAAATTTTTAGTTTCTTGCATGTAAATTGTTTTCCTAATAAATAGTTAATAAAATAAAAAAATCCGTTTGTACCCCTTTTTATTAAAAAAGGTACGAACGGAAATAAAAAAAGGTGGGTTACCCCACCTTTAAAAATCAATCAATCACTTCATCAATTTTACTTTCCACTACCGAGATAATTCGCCAATCGTGTTGGAAACCAGTGTATTTTTTAGTTACTTTAGCTTCGACATCAGTCACCGAAAACCCATTAACGAGTTTTTCTTCTCTGATTTTTTTAACACGTCCAGAGTTTTCATCCGGCAAATCATAAACGATTTTTGCAATAAAGAATTTTTCTTCCATAATAAATAAATTAACGATTCAAATAATCGGTTAATTTTTTCATTAAATCAACTGACTTACCCATTCCAGAGTCAGAAATTTTTTGTTTTTTTTCTTCTTCTAGATTTTCTTCATACATACTTCTTTCCTCAGGACTACCAAAAAGGTATGCACCTGGAGTTGATGGTGAGGAAACTAAGTCAAAGCAAATCAATTCAAAATCTTCTTGAACTTCATTTTGGTCACCTTTTTTTGCTAGCGAACCAACACCTCTCGACGACACACCCATAGTCACTCCCTGACGCATTAAATTAGCCGCGATATCACCCTTAGTAGAAACTATACCACTTTCATGAAATCCTGGTGATGTTAACAATTTTAATTTACCCATTAAAATATTTCCATCCCACCAAACGTCGGTAATTATATGTGAAACTCGGTCCAAATCAATTAAAGAAGATTCTGGATGGTTCAACTCTGAAGTTGATAATCCTTTTTTAATAGCTGTTTTATACCTTTCAGCTTCTCTTTTTAAAATTTTTTCCGGATACACTCTACCGTTTCTGTTTGGAACACCGTATTTCTGTAGTACAGCAAAAAATTCAAATGGATTTCTATAGTCAATTTCTTTGGTTTCCCTGAGAATGGCTTCATTCAAAGGGTCTCTTGGTGATACGTATCCAGCATCCATTTCTACTAGAATGCCTCTGCCACTATCTTTAGGACCCAAAACTGGTAAATCTTTCATTATATCTTTTAAAGATAAATATTCTATTATAGCGTAGTTTTTATTTTTAGTTTTTCTTTACTGGAACTAAACGTAAAATATTCATTTCTTATAATACAATCCTTGTAAATTTCTTTGATAATTTTACGAATTAGCTCTTTTAGTTGCGACCCTTTGAAATCCAATTCTATTTTAGTATAAAGATTAATTTCAAGATTCATAAATGATTTTTTATTAAGTTGAATACCACTAGTTCTCAGGTCTAAGTCAACTATAAATTTTTCTGAAAATATTTCTCGATTAATACTGTTATAAACTGAATGTTTTATGTCTCGAGACAAATTTGCAACAACTCGTTGCCAATTTTCGCTTTCTTTCTTTGGACAAACCCACGTTTGGATGTTTATGTACATCGACTTTAGGTTTTTAGAATCCACGGTACCAAATGATGTTTTTAAAGATTCATATTGATTTAATTTTACCGTCTTACCTTTCTTCATTAATATTAAAGTTGAAAATAGATTATTTATATTCAAAGAATAAGAAACTTTTTAACAATTCCAAATATTTCTAGAATATGTTAATAGTTGAAGTAGATAAGAATATCGAAAAAGCGCTTAAGATACTGAAGTCAAAAGTTATTAAAACTAGACAAAATCAGTTGTTAAACGCCAAAAAAGAATTTGTAAAAAAATCTGTATTAAAAAGAAACAAGATAACCAAAGCGGTCTATGTTCAACAAATTAGGAATCAAGTAGAATAGATTTTTCCAAATTCTTTAGTTTGACATAACTAATTTGACTGTACTTTTCATTACCAATTTTTCCGATTGTTTCGGAAATTTTTCCTTTAAGTTCTTCATCACCTTCTTTTTCTGAAAGAAGTTGTAATTTGTTCATAGCAGACTCTTTAAGAGTGTTAAATTCTGTTTCCAAATCAACATTATTGGATGCAATGATATGGAAAATTTCTTTTCTAGAATTTTCATCCAAATTTTCTATGTATTTTGATAATGTTTGATTAGCAATCGAAACCATGGACTTTAAAGGAATTTTAGGAGAATCAATAGGTTTTTTTATTGATTCCATTAACTTACTTATAATCTCTTTTTTTGAAATCAATCGTTCTCTAATATCTACTTTATTAAAGTAAACTAAGTTATCAATATTTTCATATAAATTATGAACCTTTTCACCATTTTTAGGTAACTGAGTTATTTCCAATAAGTGTCTTACAACATTTAGCGCTTCTTCAAAAAACTCTTTTGCATCATTTTCAGACAACCCTTGTGGTTTGGATAAGTCATCGTAAATTGAATATATTTTTGAAAAAGATTTGTTTGATAAAACATTATGTCTAAATTCTTTCAATGTTTGCTTGAAAGTTGAGGTGTCCTTGTAGGACTCTACTAGGTTTTTTTCTATAATAGATTTAATTTGTCCGAAAGTCATGAGGTCGTAATTAATCTCTTATAAATATTACGAATTTAATAACTTATCTAATTCATCATTTAATTTACCTAAACTTTGCTGACCAACACCTAAATTTAAATATTTTTTACCATATAAATTAGATTCAATCAATAAATTTAAATCTTTACCCCTTATTGATTCTGGGGTTATTTCAGCTTCTTCGGGAGCTGGTGTCTCAGGTGTTTCGGGAACTCCAGGTATACCACCAGTATCCCCACCACCAAAATCTTCTCCGCCTAAAGCACCACCTAAGTCAGGAATACTTCCCCCACCCCCACCTAATGAAGCAGCTGCAGGTTCAGAAGTTTCTCCTGGAGGAGCAGCTGGAGCTCCCTCTCCAGGTTTGTTGCCGTATAAAGCATCAATCTGGTCAAATATACCAGTTTTAGAAATTACTGTTGGGGTATTTTTAAGTTCTTCACCAATTGCCCTTTCCATTCTTTGCTGTAGGAGGTCAGTCTTAATTTCGTCATCAGACCAATTAAAAATGTGTTTTTTAGCCCATGTAGAAGATGCTGGTTGAATGCCATTTCCTGGGTCAGAAACCAAATCACGATAAAGCAATACCTTTTCCTTCCATATATCAACTTTAAGCAAATCTGCCTGTGTCGAAGGGTTTGTGAGCCCCAAAGTAAAATTAGAAATTTCTTCTTCGAATCCTAAAATAAATAAATGCACTATGGCAATTTTATTTAATTCTTGAATCATCGATTTTTGAATTCGATTAATAGTACGGGCAAAACGAATATCCTGTAAAGCTAAACTTTTACCATCACCAACAACTTCTTCAAATCCCAGAAACGCCTTCGGAATACGTAGAGCGGTTACCAGTTTTTTCTGGATATATTCAATGTCCGCAATTTCAGAAAGATTTTGGGCACCGGGTAAAGTATCAATAGGACTAGGTTGCGCTGGGTCTCTTACAGGTATAAAATAATCCTGGTCAACAGCCATCTGATTGAATCGCATATCAACATTACCTGTTTTCGAATCGACAATTTGTTCTCTTTTGAATTTGTTGGCAACACGTTGTACATAAGCTTCAACATCATCATCATTCATGTTTCCAACATAAACCTTAAAAATTCTTCTTTCTGGCGCACGAGATGTACGATAAATTAACATGGCATCCTCAGATAGCAACAATTGTTTCCAAATTCTTCTTGATTTTTCAAGCATAGAAGTACCATAAGGAAGTTTTCTATCGTCCCCAAGCAATCTAAAATGTGCGATTTCCCATGGTTGGAATTCCATGTTTTGGGGTTTCCAAGTAAATCTCAATCCTTTGTCATCCGTATTTTGAGGGACACCGATTGATGAATTTCTAGTTGCGAGCCCTTGTTCAAATCTTTCGATTTCTATATTGGGCAACTGCTGGCAACCTATAACACCTTTTTCAGGGTCTAATCTCATGTAAACAAAATTATCACCATATTTACAGGTGTTTCTTGTCCACATTGCAAGGTTAGTATTAATGTCTAGTGCGTTATTGAATAAATCAACTAATACTGACTTAATTCTTTTTGACTCTGAATAAACCTGAAGAATTAAACCATCCTCATTGGGTGTAGTAGATTCCTCGGCATAAATGTCCAACGCAGCAGAAATTTCTGGAGTGTTGTGTGAAAAAATAGTGTCTGTGGCAAAATTCTTATAGCCAGGAACTGTTAAGTCGTACACAGGAATAATGCCAAAAGGTTCAATAGATTCAATTTTGTGATTTAAATTGATTACATCACCTTTTGATTTTGCTGTGGAATATTTTGACTTTTCGATACCATAAGCTTCTAAAAATGTTTGCCAATCAGAATATCCTGAATTAACAACCTCTCTTTGTATTTTCCTATATGAAACATTTAATTTTGTTGCTGTTTTTTTGAGAGTTTTTTCACCTCTAGCTGCTTCAATAATATTGTCAAAACCAATTGTGAAATACGATGGATTGTTTACACCAGAACGCTTACCATCCCAAGACATTTTACCCTTTCTTTTTGCAACCTCAGACATTTTTTCCCTAAACTTAGGATTGGACCATAGTTTTTCGTTGTTAAATTTTGCGTGATAAGCCCTATGTTCAGAAATTTTCATTATTTGAAGATTTTCTGGTTGATTATTCTTACCATCAAAATCAATATGATGAACTTCTTCGTCTTTTTCTATCGAAATGTCGTAAAACCACTGTGCAATTAAATTATGTTCGGAAATCCAGCCATTATGGCCTTCACTAGAATTACAAGTATAAATCCAATTATACTTTTCATTATTGAAAAAAGATTTACGATAAAAGGGCATCATAGAATCTCCTTTTTGTAAATTCATTACTCTTTCAAAAGAACCATCCCGTTTCATTAATTGATGTTCCCATGTTGCAATTATAAATGAACCATCATCAAAGGTGACTTTATATGTCATTTCATCCCTTGTGTAGTGAGCATTTCTTGCTTTTGCTGGCACAACCTTTTTTAAATTGTGGTCATAAGAGTATGTTATAAATTCGTAGTTTGGCCCTTTATCTGCGAGCTCTTTAATGGTAATAAATCCATCAGGTGTTGCTATTTTAGTATCACCATGAATACAATACTCCATAGATTCGTAATCGTAGTAGGACGCTAATCTGTTTGGCTCATAATAAATTGCTTGAGTATAAAGATTATTCTCAACCTTAGCAAACTGATTGGCTAAATAAAACGATTGTTTGGCTTGAAGTTTTTCTCTTTCATATTCTGCCTTGTCAGTTGTTCTAAGAAGTTCTTTCTTATCTAACTTATAGACAGGAAAATCTTGATTCAACAAAGCGTCAGGGCCCAAAGCTCTACTTAATCGTTGCCAAACCGTAAAATTTCTATTTTCCATTGTCCTAAACTTAAACTATCTGAGTTTAATATAAATAGTTTTACCTACCAAATAACCAACCATATTTTTCATAGTCAGCCCTTGACGCTGAGTAATTTTTTTGGTTGGGCATACCTTGCTGAGAAAATTGAGGTAAAGCCGGATTAAAATATTCGGATTTATCTTTGTTCTCAGTTATTACTGTGTTCCATGAATTTAACATCGCTTTAGTATGGTTGACTACCTTAACTAATGAAGGGAAAGCAGCTTCTGCAACATATAAAGCCATGGAAATCGCCATGATACAGTCATCGTGATGACCTCTTTGGTGGTCAGGTCTACCATTCATGTAAATAAAAGTTCCCATTTCGTTAATCAATCTATTAGACTTTATTTTAAATTCATGTCTGATAGCTTCTTCAAATGAAGCGATAATTTGAACTCTTTTATTATTAAAATTTATCCCGGGAATTTTTTCTTTAATTTTTGGGTCATACTTCCATTTATTATTCATATCAACACCATCGTAATAAAAATTTTCGTACCCTAGCTCTTGTAATTTCCTAGCTGTAGCAACCCCCATGCCACCAGTCAAATCAATAACACACAAGGCACTATACATTATTCCCCATTTATAAGCAATTTCTGCGAGAGTGTCTGGAGGTAGTTTACCAACAAACTCTAATACTTGTTCGCGAGAATCGAAATCAATAATTTCAATACAAGAAAAATCTTCCGAATCACCTCTGGAAACGTCAATTCCCATTACATATTTATGTTCATTTTCTGGCTCTTTCCAAATCCAGAGTTGGCCCCCAACTAATTTGGCTTCGGGTTCTCTAACATCGTTCTTAACAATTGTCTGCAACATTTGAGCGTCAAACACATTGTCTCCAGAACCCAGAAAATTACATTCTAATTCCTGTGCTACCTTCCTTCGGTCGTATTTCAATTTTTTAACCATGCTCTCGAACCAGGATGAGCATGGTTTGTAACCATCATTGATGTATTGATGTAAGATTGAAAGTTGCCTTTCTCTTCTGTTTTCAGCAGATAAATCTAGAATAACATCCTTCGGGTATTCTTCTTTGTTGAGCAAATAATGTACAAGGTCGTTAGTTTTGACCATGTATAAATCTTTTGTGTATCTAGGGTCTCTGTACCAATACATTTCCGTAATCTTGAAATCATTCATATTACGTAATGCTTGGTCATAAATTTCATAATAAATGGGGTCAAAACCATTAGGTGTAGAAATCACAATAACTTTACCCCCAGTTGATAGCGAAGCCATACATGCTGCCCAGAAGTCACTATCAGCTTCGATAAAGGCTGCTTCGTCAAAAATAAGTGTTGTTGGCGTGTATCCTCTAAGGGCGTCTTTTGAAGTTGCTACAGCTTTTACTTCACAACCATTTGAAAGTTTAAAATGTCTAGCAGAATTTTTTTCCGGTGCAAAACTTATGCCTACCCAAGGGGGCCATTGTTCTGTAAAACCCCGTATTTTGTTAGCAAATTCAACTGAAGTGTCAAGTTTATTTGCAATAATCAAAACTTTTTCGGGTTTTTCTTTTCTCGCAAAAGCTAATCTTTTACTCGCCCAAGCAGCTGTTACAGTAGAAACACCTGCTTGACGATACTTCAAAGCAATATTTTCATTGAAATTTTCATAATCCTCAACCAATTGAACTTGGTCTTGGAAAAGCTCCAAAGGCACATACCTTGAAACGGTATTGTCGTAAGTTTGAAGATAAGCTTTAAGAGCATAAGGAGTGCTTTTCATACACTTCTTATACTCAATGATTACTTGTTCTTTTGTCATAAATTCTTAGTCAGGACGGGAAATCCCCAAACCTGCCAAGAAATCCAATCCATCATCTTCCATGTCTTCACTGGAGTCAAAACTTTCATACTCTTCCTTATTTTTTTTGGCAATTTTAATAAGTTCTTTAAACTTATTAGTTGCTTTCGAATTTTTGTTCGTATCATCGGAAATCGCATTCCCAATGATTTTAAGGAATTCCTCGGCAGGAAGTTTATAAAGTTCCATTTGAAACCAGTTAATAAGCCCCTTATTTTCTTCATCAAATATTTCATCAGGTAAAGCAAAACGAATTTTTTCAACTACTTGAGGACCAATTCTAAGTGACCATGCTTCCATTGGTAATGTATCTGTCTGACCCATAACTTTTGCTCTAGTTTCCGGGTCTTCAGGTAAACCATATCTACCTTTGGCTTCTTCAATGCCTTTAAGAATTTCGTGGCACAACATAGGGAAAATTAAACCATAAGCTTTGATTACAGTGTCTGCAGATTCCTCACCACCACCTTCTTCTCCACCATCTTCACCGTCGGCGTCGGCCAATTCCACCATGGCGGCAACACCTCGGCCAGTAGAACTCATCTGGTCAATTAAATCCTCCATAGTGAAATAAATAAAATCATTTATAGACATAAGCGTAGCATACATTCTATACAATCTAGGGTCTATGGCATCAAGCTTGGCTTTTATCTCAGGTTTTTGAAAGAAAAAATGACCTTTTTTTGCAGTACCTTGTATAATTGCATTGATTATATTACGTTTGTGGGTTTCAAGTTCTATAATTTCTTTAGAAGTAAGGTCTTCAATGTCAAATCCAGAATCAAGCATTAATTTTTTAATTTCTTCCTCGTTCTCATCATCAAGCTCTTCAGCTGCCAATCTAAAATTACTAGTATCAATAGGCTGACGATTCAAATAAGCTTCGACTAAAAACCAATCTTTAGGAACTTGAGCCTCGTCCAATGACGATTCGATTGCAAGATTTTCTAATTCATCTTTGTGACGTGATTCGATATCGACAATTTGAGGTACTAATCCCATCATCTCAGAAACCAGCGTTCTAGCAAGCATGGGGCTATTAATTGTTTGATTACCCGTAACCTCTCTAACCTTATCAACAACTTCTTTAAAACGTCTAGTTGCAAGTTTTTGAACTTGTTCAGAACCCTCCTCAAAAGCAGGATTTTTAGCAAAAGGGTTCTCTGGGCCCTTTAACTTACGCTCAAAACTTGGGTGCATCCGTTCTGGATAATCCCCATAATCAATATCCTCACTAATTTTCTTATTTTTTGCCATCATCAAGAATACTTCGAATTAATTTTAAAACGTCATTTTTAGCCCTTTCAATTTCTTTTTTTGATGCTTTAGGAGCTGGGTTGGGTCCTTCAAAAGGTTTTCTTCCTGGATGAGAAGGTCTTGTAGTAGGTTTGGTATCTGGTTTTGTTGTAGGTTTGACCGGCGCTGTTTCAGTATCAGCCTCACTCATGGACTTTAACATACTTATATTACCAGTAGGTTTACTCATTTTGGTTGACTGACCCTTTTTTGATTTAGGTTTGTATATCGAACGACGAACTACACCTTGTTCAGCAATAGTTTCAAGAAATTCTGCTTTTGTCATTTTTGGTTGTAAATAATTTTCCACCAAAGATACAATTTTTTCTTCAACAAAAAAATCCATCGGAGATTTACCCTCCTTTAAACTTTTCTTAACTGCCCTAACACATCTTTCAAATTTAGGGGTTTTTTTAGGTCCGAGTTGTGCGTGACATATTGCATAAGGGTTGTTTTCCTCATTTTCAGCTTCAGACATGTCTCCTTTTTTGTCAATTTCGGTGTCACCCAAATCGTCCATACCGTCTGGAGCTTGTACTTGGTGAGGTGCTTGAGTAGTTGCACCACCTTGAGAACTACCCATGTAATCTACGTTGTCTTCAGCTACCTCACCCTCAATTTTAACATCAATACCTCTCGAAGTTAAATCTTTAAGTTTCTGCGGGTCTCCAGCCGCTTTGTCAGCAGAAATCATTACAGAACCTTGTTCAGTTAAAGAAATTTTTCTGAACAAAACATTAATTTGATTTTCATTTAATTTAAAAATAGTTTCGGGTGATAAGCCCATTTCAACTAGTTGAATAATTTTATCTTTAGTTTTCATAAACCACATTTTTTTCAAATTCGAGAATTAAATCTTTCTCGTATAATTTATCTTTAACCGAATCTTCTTCTTGTCCAAAACGAAAAACTAATCTATTATCCTCGTCATATTCACCAACTTCCCAACCTAAAGCGATAACTCCGTCCATGGCATCGGACAAGCTAAAGTAATCGGAATTTTGTATTAATTCGAGTTTAATATTTGATTTTCTTAATACCCCAACTTTACTGATATGCTCTAGTTCTGGAGGGGAAGGATATCCATTAGCCGGAGACGAATCCCAAGAATCACCATATACTTCCAGATTATCAGAAAAAATAAATTCATAGAGATTATCTCCCTTATAGTCAGGACCTAGTCCGTTAATATAAGTTAGATATTTCATAGAACAATTCCTTCAGCAGAAATTTTTACTTGTTTATTTTTACTTTCAAAAACCAAATTCTTCTTGTTGGTTCTCCCAACAAAATCAAAATTTTTGTTTTCCTCTAAAAATTTTTTACCAGCCAATTCTTGTTCAATTGTTTCAGACAAATTTTCAATTTTATCAATCATAAAACCTAGTTTGGATTTAGACGAACTTTTTCTTTCTTCAAACAATTTTTTTGCATGCTCAACCTCTGAGGAGCTTACCTCGAAATACTTGCTTAGAACTTTATCTATTTTGCTTTCATTCATAGACATGTTGAAATTGTAATCTTCAGAACCCATACCTTCCATAGGTTCCTCTGGTGAGATTTCAGCATCAAAGTCTAAATCCATTTCAGTGTCGGGTTCATCCATGCCAAAATCAGAATCCATCTCAGCGTCAGCTTCAACATCTTCAAACTTAGCCATAATATCCTCCATGTCTTCTGGTTCCAGTTTGGTCAAGTCAACCGCTGAGAGAACCATATTAACTACATATTTGATATCTTCGGAGGTCATCCCTTCCTGTGTTTCCAGGGCTCGCACTTTTTGAGTGAGTTTACCTGTCAATTTTTGAATTAATTTAAAAGAAACTTTTTCTTCCATATCTTGTCCCATATCAGCAGGTTCTTCCATAGAGGTATCCGCATCCATATCAACATCCATATCTAAATTCATATCCATTTCATCTTCGGCACCACCCTCAGCAGAAGGTAATTCTGGTTCAGGTAATGGAGCTGGTTCAGCTGGAACTGGTGGAATTTCTGCAACTGGTGCAGGTGGGGTTGGAGTTCTTAAAACAAATTTCTTTTGTTCCCCAAATAATTTTACTTCCTCATTTTGACCATTAAGTTCATTACTTTCCTTGATAACCAAATTAAGTTTTCTTAATGCTTGAGCATATGAAGAAAAGTATTTTCTATTTTTCATTGGCTCCATGTAATCTAGCGAAGATTCGTTGATACCTTTCTTGATGATGTATCCTTGCTTCTCTTTTACAATGTGGTAATCCATTCCATCAGCTAAGTTGATGGAATATTCCGATGCACCTTCATTAACGCTTGTTGAAGGCGTTTTGTAGGTGGCAATCTCCATAATTCTTTTTAATTTGTCGACACCTTCAAGTTTTTCGCTGCCGATTGGTTTTAATTTTGCCATGGTTTTTTATTATTAAAATTTTAATTGTTAAGGCCGTGCATACCACCTAGTTGTACCGCACTCAAATCGATTACAGTTCCTTGTTTATTTCCGTCGGGTCCGACAGGTACCCAATCAACTGGGTGAGGATATGCGTCCGTATATGTTACTCCACTACATGTTATGCAAGCTTCGGCTTCATATTGTACGTTTACTTCAAATACTCCGAAAGCAGTTGGCGTTGGAGTTGGTGTTGCTGTTGCAGTTGCTGTAGGACTAGCGGTGATACTTGGTGTTGGTGTATTGGTAAGTGTTGTTGTTGGTGTTGGAGTTCTAGTTGCTGTATTTGTAGGTGTGCTAGTTTGAGTAGCAGTATTTGTTGGGGTTTGAGTTTGAGTTGGGGTGGGGGTGCTAGTAGACGTTCTAGTTGGTGTTTGCGTTTGAGTGTTGGTTGGTGTGTTGGTTGGTGTGCTGGTATTCGTTTGCGTTGGAGTTGGTGACGCTGTAATACTTGGAGTTGGTGTATTACTAGCGGTTATACTCGGAGTTGGAGTGACCGTATTTGTTGGTGTATTTGTGGGTGTTTGTGTTGGTGTTGAGGTGGGGGACTCTGTTGGAGTTGGTGTGATATCTGCTTGACACTCGGCACAAGATTGCCATGGACCGTTAAATACTGTAACAACTTGTGCTAAAGGGGTTTCTTCATACGAGGTCAATGTGTAACAACCAATGTTGGTTACCCCGATTAATAATTCATATATCGCACCCGATTGAATTTTATTCTCTGTGGCAAAAAATCTTTGTTGCCCAGTACTACAAGAGAATCCGATAAAATAGTTTAACGCCATGGACTTTTTTTTCTATAAATATTGCTCGTTTTATAATAAACTTAATAAATAAATATCAAACAATAGTTTAATCCAACATTTTTACTTCAACAGAAAGCTCTTTATCGGTTTGACGGTTGACAGTATCGTAAAGTTTTTCCAAAAGTCCGGACCTACGCAAGTATTTAAAAACCAAATTTTCGTAGGAATATTCTCCCTCTTTTTCTAGTCCTGACTTGCGATAGTCTTTCAATTTTTCTTTTAGTTTCTGAATATTTTCTTCGTTGGCTTTGAGTCCCCCCTTTTTAATGCTGGTAATAAGGCTTTCAATTTTATCTACCCAGGAGTCAATTTTTTTGGTTAGTACCAAACTCTCGAGTTGGGGTTTTTCTTTTGATGGTTTGCTCACCCATTTGTTGTCTTGGATAGAATACACCCCTGAAGCAAAATGTGCTTCTTCAGCATCTTGTGGGTAGAGTTCAACAGGATAGTCGTAGATGGTGATATCGTGCTTGTCGTTATAAAGCTGTTTTTTTAGACCAAACAAATCTTTGTAGAGTTGGGCTTGTTTTCCGTATTGTTTGAAATCGATAATAAGATGCAGGTCAAAATCAGAAAACTCTGACCAGTTGTAATTGGATAGACTTCCTGTTAGAACAATATCATCTACTTTAACATCTTCCCCTAGGGTATCCTCAAAATCTTTTGCAATTTTAAGAAGAGCATCTTTGACTTTTGGTTTGAGGGTTGCTTTCTCACCATCGTTAGGGTTTTCCCACACCTTTTGGTTGAGGGTATCTCTTACTTTGAAACTCTTAAGGATTGTGGATATCTGGGCCATCCTTTATAAATAC